AAGGGGAGCAAAAGAAAATATCCGAAATGCGTACCACTTGCAAAAGCCACACGGATGACAAGCTCACAAAAGGCGAGTGCTGTCAAACGAAAAAGATCTGTAAGTAATAAAGGACCAAAACCAACAAACGTTGCTACGTTTGCAAAAAGAAAAAAAATGAGTGCAGGAGGAATGGTATGAGAAAACAGGATAAAATGCCTGCAAGAAACAAAAAGAACTTTAGACCTACAAAGTCTGGAGCAGGCATGACTCGAGCCGGTGTCGCTGCCCATAGAAGAGCAAATCCCGGTTCAAAACTAAAAACAGCCGTGACTGGTAAAGTGAAAAAAGGGTCAAAAGCTGCAAATCGACGTAAGTCGTACTGTGCAAGAAGTGCAGGTCAAATGAAAAAATTCCCAAAAGCTGCTAAAGATCCTAATTCTAGACTACGTCAGGCTAGAAAAAGGTGGAAATGTTAATTGAAGCATTAGTAAAAAGATACGAAGCACAAATCGCAGAAGCAGAAGCAACATTAGAAATATATCTAGATCATTCAGTAGGTATTGGAGAACATCCTCAACACCTTGATGAAATGGATAAACTATTTGAAAAAATAGCAACGGCTAAAGAAAAATTAGAAACACTAGAACCTTACAGAGGAGAAGAATAATGGACGATCTATTAATAATTGACAAGTTAAAAAAAATTACAAAAAACACGCTTGAAAATATATCAACGGCGATGATGTCGGGAAATGTTGACAGCATGGAAAAATACAAGTATATGTTAGGACAGGCACATGCCTACAGATTAATACTACAGGAAATCTCTAACCTGCTAAACTATAAGGAGCAAAAAGATGAGCAAGGAAACGTTATCGACATCGGAACCAAAAAAGACGGAAACTCCGAAACACATTAATGCTTTAGAAGAAAAGTATAAAGAAGAAGCAACACAAGAACCCCACGCAAAAAGACTACACTCTGATAATATCAGAGAGACAGTTAAAGAATTGCCTAAACCTGTTGGGTTTAGAATTTTAGTTTTACCTTTTACACCAAAAGAAAAAACTAAAGGTGGTATTTTATTTTCACAAGAACAATTAGACAAAGCTAGAATTTCAACAACATGTGGTTATGTTTTGGAACTAGGAGATTTAGCATACAAGGATAAAAATAAATATAATGAACCTTGGTGCAAAAAAGGAGATTGGGTTATCTTTGCTCGTTATGCGGGTTCAAGATTACCAATTGAAGGCGGAGAAGTGCGACTACTAAACGATGATGAAGTTTTGGGTACAATAAGTGATCCAGAATCGATTCTTCATTACATTTAACATAGGAAGGAACTATGCAAGAAGAAAACAAAAAAGTGTCTGATGATTTAATTGACGTTGGTGAAACAACTGGCGCAGAAATTAATTTAGATGATAAAGGTGAACCGGAAAAAGTCGAAGCACCTGCAGAAGAACAAGTTGAAGTTGAACAGGTAGAACAACCTGTTGAAACTAAAACAGAAGAAAAAAAAGATGAGTTAAAAGAATATAGTGATGGAGTTCAAAAAAGAATTTCTAAACTTACTCGTAAAATGAGAGAAGCTGAAAGACAAAGAGAAGAAGCTTTGACATTTGCTGAATCAGTAAAAAGAGATAAAGAAGCTTTAGAAACTAGATTTTCTAAACTTGATAAATCTTATGTTTCAGAGTTTGAAAGTAGAGTCACAACAAATATGACTGCTGCAAGACAAGCTTTAAAAACATCTATTGAAGCAGGAGATGTTGATGGTCAAGTAGCTGCACAGGAACAAATCGCAAGATTAAATGCTGATGCAATTAGACTATCTTCACTTAAATCTATGGAAGAAGAAGCACCTAAAAAGGTTAATATCACACCTCAAAGACAAGCTTATCAACCAAACGTACGTCCACAAACTGATGAAAAAGCAGAAGATTGGGCAGCTAGTAATAGTTGGTTTGGTAATGATTCAGCTATGACTTATACGGCTTTTGATATCCATAAAACATTGGTAGAAAAAGAAGGATATGATCCTAAATCTGACGAATACTATGCAGAAGTTGATAAAAGAATAAGACTTGAATTTCCGCAGAAATTTGATAAGATGGATGGTACAACTACAGAAAGAGCAAAACCTGCTCAAAATGTAGCTTCGGCCAAACGTTCAGCCCCACAAGGACGCAAAAAGACTGTGAAACTCTCGCCATCACAGGTAGCAATTGCTAAAAGATTAGGCGTGCCATTAGAAGATTATGCAAAACAATTAAAAATCACGGAAGGAGTATAAGCATATGGAAAACGATAAAATAAAAACTTCACGTGCGAGTCAAACTAGAGAAAAAACTTCTCATAAAAAAGTATGGACTCCACCCTCATCACTTGATGCACCCCCTGCGCCAGACGGTTATAGGCACAGATGGATAAGAGCTGAAACATTAGGATACAATGATACAAAAAATGTAGCAGCATCATTAAGAGAAGGATATGAATTAGTTAGATCTGATGAATATCCGGATTCTGATTATCCAACGTCTAACGACGGTAAATACGCAGGAGTTATACAAGTAGGAGGCCTTTTGCTCGCAAGGATACCAGAAGAGATCGCGCTTCAAATAGAAGCTTATTACAATAAGCAAACTAGAGATAAAGATGAAGCAATTAATAACGATCTTATGAAGGAAAAGCAATCAGGAATGAGTTTCAGCAGTGATTCTCAATCCCGTGTAACTTTTGGTGGTACAAAGAAAAACTAATTATTTAGTAATTCCTACCCATTAAATTAACAATCAATCGTACCGGAGGCCCTTACGGGCAGGTACATAACAAGGAAACTAAAACTATGGCAAATGCAAGTACAACTGGTTTTGGATTAAGAACGATCACAACTGTTGGAAATACTCCAGCAACTTCTGGTCAATCTAATTACAAAATCAAATCAGGCCTAGGTGTTGGTATCTTCAAAAATAACCCAGTGTCACTTCAAGATGCAGGTGGCGATCAAGGTTATTTACAAGATGCAAGTTTCGCAACAACTGATGACGGCGGATCAGGTGGAGCAGCGTTCGATAATACTGGACACGCTCCTCTAATCGGTGTGTTCAATGGTCTGTTTTTCGTAAACAGCACTACAAGCAAACCAACGTTTGCTAATTCAGTTGCAGCAAGCACAACATTTGGAACTGACTATAATACGGGCAGCAACGACGGTATAGGTTTTGTAAATGACAATCCGCAACAAGAATACGTAATCAAAGCGGATGCGGCAGTTACTCAAGCTATGATCGGAGATGCTGGCTATAACACAAATAGCTTTACAGCAGGAAATGCTAAAGACGGTCAATCAACTGTTACTTTAGACATTGGTGGTGGAGCAGCAACAACTCACATGTTCAAACTTGTGAGATCAGCTGACGATCCAGAAAACAATGTTCTAACAGCAGTAGGTGCGAACGTTGTAGTATCAATTGCACAAGCTAGTAACTTGTATAACTAATACGAATAGGAGTATATAACTATGGCAATATCAAGAGCACAACTAGTTAAAGAACTAGAGCCAGGTTTGAACGCACTGTTCGGCTTGGAATACAAACAATACGCTAACGAGCACGCAGAAATATTCGACACAGAAACTTCTGACAGAGCTTTCGAAGAGGAAGTAATGTTATCAGGTTTCGCGAATGCAGCTGTAAAACCAGAAGGTCAAGGTGTAACATTCGATGATGCGCAAGAGACTTACACAGCTCGTTACACAAACGAAACAATTGCGTTAGCGTTTGCAATCACAGAAGAAGCTATCGAAGATAACTTGTATGACAGACTTGCGTCTAGATATACAAAAGCGTTAGCAAGATCTATGGCAAACACGAAGCAAGTAAAAGCAGCAGCGGTATTAAATAATGCGTTTGATGCGAACTTTGCTGGTGGCGATGGAGTTGAATTATGTTCAACTGTTCACCCAACACTAGCTGGTACGTTTTCAAATGAGTTAACAGTCGCTTCTGACTTAAACGAAACATCATTAGAACAGGCGTTAATCGACGTCGCTGCGTTTACTGATGAAAGAGGCCTAAAAATTGCGGCACAAGGAACTAAATTAATTATTCCTTCTGCGCTTCAATTTACTGCTGACAGACTTATGAATTCTGCAGGCAGAGTTGGCACAGCTGATAACGATATCAATGCTGTTAGAAATATGGGAATGGTTCCTCAAGGATACACAGTGAACCACTACTTAACATCTAACAAAAAATGGTTTCTTAAAACAGATGTACCTAATGGTCTTAAACACTTTGTTAGAGCACCTATCAAAACTTCAATGGAAGGTGACTTTGACACAGGAAACGTAAGATACAAAGCTAGAGAGAGATACGTATTCGGATTCTCTGACCCTAGAGGTATCTTTGGTTCTAACGCTGTATAATCGTTAAAACTAATATTTAAAAAGGGGCTTTCGGGCCCCTTTTTTTTGTGGTATAAGGAGAGTAATCATGAAAAATTTTCTAGTTAATATAAGAGCATATGGGTATCATGCGCGTTTAGAAGTAACGTGTGAGGATAGTGCTGAAGCTATTGAAAATTCAATAGTTGACAAACTAGGAGAAAAAGGTGTAAAATGGGAAAAAGACGGATTTACAAGTTCGTCTAAAAAATGGATAACTTATGAGGAGATCCACGATGCAAAACTTATCAGACCTTTACAAAGCGAAAAGGTCACTGGAGTTGAACTGGGAGCAGGAGCATCTTAAAGAGGGTAGATATACTCTCGACATGGTCAGAATAGACCATAAAATAAGAGAGGTCATAAACGACATAAAAATGGCCGAGGCTATGAAAGCTCACCAGACAAATAAAATTGAGGGTGCAGCACCCGAAGTATCAGTAGCTACTTAATAAAACGCTACATCGTCGAAATACGTACATTCACAACGCAATCCCTTGCACTCTATATAAAAATCATATATATTTTAAGCACTATACATTAATAACAAACAAGTAAATATAGACGCGTATAGTCGACATCCCTAGAGGACTATATTTACGTATTCTAGGAGGAATATAACATGGCAAACACAACATTTTCAGGACCGGTAAGATCGGAAAACGGTTTTGAAGCAATAACTAAAAATACATCAACAGGTGCAGTTACAACTAATGCTACTTACGGAGCATCTATTACAGGTGGTGTGCAAACATTATCTGGTGCAGGAGCTGCGGATCTTACAAACTTAATAACAGAGCTTACTACAGCCGGCGGAGCTGCTGCAGTAACTTTAGCTGATGGAACAACTTCAGGGCAAGTTAAAATCATTAACATGATTGTTGATGGTGGTGGAACTGCAACAGTTACTCCAGTCACATTTGCAAACGGAACAACAATTGCTTTCGATGCAGTAGGTGAATCAGTTACTTTAGTTTGGAATAGCACTGTCGGTTGGGTTGCTACTTCAGTAAACGGCGCAACAGTAGCTTAATAATTAATTATGTGTGGGTTTCGGCCCACACAAATT